ACAGATGAAGACTAAAACTTGGAAATTACCTAAACCTCAAAAGGTTGGTGGTGAGTATGAGTGGATTCCTGTAGTAAGAATTGGTAGAACAATACCATTTGGCTATAGACAAGACCCCGAAGATGATGATATACTACTGCCAATACCAGAAGAGTTAGAACTTTTTGAGCAAGCTAAGAAGCATTTGAAAAGATACAGCTACAGAGAAGTAGCTGCTTGGTTAAGCACCGCCTCTGGTAGAACTATTTCCCACGTAGGTCTGTATAAGAGGGTTAACCTTGAGCAAAAACGTAAGAATGCAGCTAGAATCGCAGATTTCTACGCCCAAAAATATAAGGAAGCAGCCGAGAAAGCGGAGAAGCTCGAAAAAGAAAGACTCGGTGCAAGAACAAGAGTCGATAGTGGAGACAGTCCCAGCGACTCCGAAGCCAGAGCCGATTAATATAGAGCAAGCTCAACGTGAAATTATCTTTGAGCCTAACCCAGGGCCACAAACAGACTTTCTAGCAGCTACAGAACAAGAAGTATTGTACGGTGGGGCAGCTGGTGGTGGTAAATCTTACGCAATGGTTGCTGACCCAGTAAGATATTTGAATAATCCACAGGCAAGGATGCTTCTTGTCCGTAGATCTACAGAAGAACTAAGAGAGCTTATCTCAGTATCTAAACAACTTTATCCCAGAGCTGTTCCTGGAATTAAGTTTATGGAAAGAGATAAGACTTGGGTAGCCCCTAGTGGAGCTACACTCTGGATGTCTTACTTGGATCGTGACGATGACGTTATGCGCTACCAAGGTCAGGCATTTAACTGGATTGGTTTCGACGAATTAACGCAATGGCCTACACCCTATCCTTGGAACTACATGAGGTCACGTCTTCGTTCAACCAAAGCTAGTGGGCTACCTTTATATATGAGGGCTACTACTAACCCTGGTGGCCCAGGACATGCTTGGGTGAAGAAAACTTTTATTGACCCCAGCGCACACAACAAATCTTTTTGGGCTACAGACCCAGACAGTGGTGAAACAATTACGTGGCCTAAAGGTCACAGCAGAGAGGGTGAACCTCTTTTCAAAAGAAAGTTTATCCCTGCAACTTTGTTTGATAACCCCTTTCTGTCTGACGATGGAATGTACGAAGCCAACCTTTTGTCTCTACCTGAACACCAACGTAGACAACTACTTGAAGGTGACTGGGACATTAACGAAGGAGCTGCATTCCCTGAGTTTAGTCGTCGCATACATGTGGTAGAACCTTTTGAAATACCGCAGAGTTGGGCTAGATTTCGTGCATGTGACTACGGTTATGGTTCTTACACTGGTGTCGTATGGATTGCAGTAGCACCTGACGAACAACTGATTGTATATCGTGAGATGTATGTAAGTAAAGTTCTTGCAACTGATCTTGCTGATATGATCTTAGAAGAAGAAGCAGAAGAAAAGATACGTTATGGAGTTCTTGACTCTTCTTTGTGGCATAAGCGTGGTGATACTGGCCCTAGTCTTGCTGAACAGATGATTGTCAAAGGTTGTCGTTGGAGACCAGCAGATAGATCAAAAGGCTCTCGTGTAGCAGGTAAAAACGAAATACACAGAAGATTACAGGTAGATGAGTTTACTGAACAACCCCGAATGGTAATCTTTAACACTTGTAGGAACCTTATTGCTCAATTACCATCTATACCTTTAGACAAGAATAACCCTGAAGATGTAGATACAAATGCAGAAGACCACCTTTATGACGCATTAAGATATGGCGTTATGACTAGACCAAGAAGTAGTCTCTTCGATTATAACCCAATGCAAAGCACAGGTTTCCAAGCAAGCGACCCTACTTTCGGATACTAAGGAAAAACTATGGAAGAAGATGAAATCTTTGAAAACGAAATGGCAATGGACTCTATTGAGAGTCAAGCTATTGAGGATATAAAAGAAGATACATATTCAGACCCTCTTGCTGGCACCGTAGTTGGTCTAGTTAAGGAACGTTATAACAAAGCTTCTACTGCCCGTGAGACAGAAGAACAACGTTGGGTAAAAGCTTATCGTAATTACCGTGGGCTATACGGTCCAGACGTACAGTTTACTTCTACAGAAAAATCACAAGTATTTGTCAAAGTTACAAAGACCAAGGTACTAGCTGCCTATGGTCAAATTGTAGATGTACTGTTTGGTAATAACAAATTCCCAATTACTATTGATCCTACAACTTTACCAGAGGGTGTAGCAGAGTCTGTACACTTCGAGTCTAACGACAAAATGGTTGATGCTAAGGCACAGTTTGGTCCAGAGGATACTAAACTGAGACCTGGTGAAACTATCGTAGACTTACGTGAACGTCTTGCTGGTATGGAAAATAGACTAGCGCCAGTGATGGACAAGCTAAAAGAAGGTGAAGGTAGAACTCCTACGGAGATTACTATTCACCCTGCAATGATCTCAGCTAAGAAAATGGAAAAGAAAATTCATGATCAGCTAGAGGAATCAGGTGCAAATAAACAACTACGTGTAGCAGCATTTGAGTGTGCTTTGTTTGGCACAGGGGTTATGAAAGGCCCATTTGCTGTAGACAAAGAGTATCCTAACTGGAGTGATGATGGTGAATACTCACCTACATACAAGACAGTACCACAGACTTCTTCTGTATCTATTTGGAACTTCTATCCAGACCCAGACGCAGCAAACATGGATGAAGCAGAGTATGTAGTAGAACGTCACAAGATGTCACGTTCACAACTACGTGCACTAAAGAACCGTCCATTCTTCCGTGCGAATGCTATCGACAACTCTATTGCTATGGGTGAATCTTATACAAAAGAGTGGTGGGAGCAAGTCATGGAAGATGATGCTCAAGAAACTCGTACAGAAAGATTTGAAGTTCTTGAGTTCTGGGGTAACGTAGATACACAAGTTCTTGAGGGACATGACGTAGATATTCCCGATGATTTAAAAGATATGGATCAAGTATCTGTAAACATCTGGGTTTGTAACGGACAAGTATTACGCCTAGTAATGAATCCGTTTACTCCATCTATTATTCCGTACTACGCAGTACCATACGAAGTAAATCCTTACAATATGTTTGGTGTTGGTCTAGCAGAAAACATGGATGACACTCAGACACTAATGAATGGTTTCATGCGTATGGCAGTGGACAATGCTGCACTGTCAGGAAACATGCTGATCGAAGTAGATGAGACTAACCTAGTTCCTGGACAAGACCTTTCAGTTTACCCTGGCAAAGTCTTTCGTAGACAAGGCGGTGCTCCTGGTCAGGCAATCTTCGGCACTAAGTTTCCTAACGTATCTAACGAGAACATGCAGATGTTCGACAAAGCAAGAGTATTGGCGGATGAATCAACTGGCTTCCCTTCCTTCGCACATGGTCAGACAGGCGTACAGGGAGTGGGCCGTACTGCCTCTGGTATTTCTATGCTTATGTCTGCTGCCAACGGCTCTATCCGTAACGTAATCAAAAACGTAGATGATTATTTACTAGGCCCAATTGCTAAAGCATTCTTCCACTTTAACATGCAGTTTGACTTTGATGCAGAGATCAAAGGCGACATGGATGTAAAAGCTCGTGGTACAGAAAGCCTGATGGCAAACGAAGTACGTAGCCAACGACTAATGCAGTTCCTACAAGTTGTACAAAACCCTGTACTGGCACCATTTGCTAAGATGGACTACATCATTCGTGAGATTGCAAAAGCTATGGACCTTGATCCAGACAAGCTAGTAAACTCTATGTCTGATGCTGCAGTACAAGCAGAGATTCTAAAGAAGTTCCAAGAAGCTAATCCACCAGAACCACAACCCCAAGTAGGTCCAGACGGTCAACCACTACCACCTCAACAAGGACAAGCCCCACAGGGCCAAGGAGCAGCCCCAGGAGTACAGGATACCGCTGGAGGCGGGGGTGGTAACATCGGAATAGGTACAGCCCCTCAGCCAGGAGAACAGGGCTTCTCAGCTAATACAGGTGCTGCATGAGCCTAAAGCTGGTAGTAAACAATAAAGACTCGTGGGATGCAATGCTTGAAGAGATTAGCTCTCGGATAGCATTTGCACATAAACAACTAGAACAACGTAACGAACTAGAAGAGTTGTACAGGTTACAGGGTGAAGTTCGTGCACTAAGGTCACTACAAAAACTTCGGGACAAAGTAAATGGCTGACTACCGTAAAAGAATTGATCCACCTGCACAATACAAAAATATGCTTGGAGATCGTTCTAACAAGCCATTAAGTGTTCAGATGGCTGAAGTGGGTGTAGAGTTTACACCTGCTGGTACAGTTTTTGGTCTTAATGACATTAAAGAAGAGTTGCAAAAAGAGAACCCAGACTATTACAAAATGGGTACGAGGGCTGGTGTAGAGGCTATTGGTCTTATTCCAGGTTTAGGTGATGCAGCAGTAGAAGCTATTAAGGCTGGTGCCAGAAAAGCTGGACTAGATAAAGTTGCAGATCAAACTGATACATTATTGAGTGGACCTAAACCAAAACCAGAGTTAGAAATATTTGGTAGTGTTGGGATGAAAGGTGCTTCCAAAGATAAAAATCTTAAAAAAGCTGTTAAGTTAGCAGAAAAATCAAGTGTACCTAACCAAGGTGCAATTCCAGAAGATGTAAACAGAGATATTTGGTCAAAAACAGGTTGGTTTGTAAATCCTGATGACGGTCAGTGGCGTTTTCACATAGATGACTCTAAGTCAACACTTAACTCTTTTGATGAAGTTTTTAAAACTCAAGGCAAAACTTCTTTTGAACAGCTTTCTAAAGCTAATTTACCTATAGAAAAAGCCAGACCTGTTAATATGTCTAGCTTGTTAAACCATGACAATTTATACGAAAGATATCCAGAATTTAAAAACGAAAAAGTTTATTTCTTTGTTGATACAAGTGAGGATGGTAAAAAACTTTTAGGTAGTGTACGAAATAACAAACTTTATATAAATTTGGGTGGTGAAAAATACAAAAATTTTGAAGACATCCAATCTGTACTTTTACATGAAATACAACACAAAGTTCAAAGAAGAGAAGGTCTTATACCTGGAGCATCTGAAAAACAGATACCAGAAGAACTTGTAGTTAAAAGAGATAAACAAATCTCTAACTTAAAAGCTCCTATAGTTAAGGAAAAAGAAAAGCTTGAAAACGAGCTTAATGCAATTGAAAACCGTCTTAGAGAAGAAATTAGAAATGCAAAAACTCCAATACCAGGTTTAACAGCCGAACAAGAGATAGAAATCTGGAAGAAAAAACCTTATAACCCTGAAAAGATGGATCATGATGGACCTTCTTGGGCTGCACTAGGTAGAGAGTACGGAGTAAAACCAGCAGTAATTCAAAAAGCTTGGGGCAGAGTAAATATTCAAGACCATCTTAGGGATGAACAGCAAAAACTTAATTTAGCTATTTTAGGTAAAGACTCTGAAATTTATGCTCTAAATCAAGAATCTTTTGACATAGAAACAAACTTTTATGAAGGTGCTGGTGGCGAGATTGAAGCCAGACTAGTACAAAAAATGTTTGATGACCCCTCTATCAAACTACAAATGGAAAAACTTAAAGAAGCAGGTCTTGCAGATTTTCCTTTAGATATTCAAAAAGAGATGTTACAATCTGAACGTACTAAAATATTTGATTATTCTGGGGATCAGGGTGTAGACCCAATCAGGTACGAAGTTAAACCTAGACGTGTACCAGAACAAACTAGTTTTTTAAGTAACGTTAAGAGTAAACTGGGGTTTAGTGAAGACTCCGTTGCATTAAACAACAACAATTTAGAAGACTTTGGTTATTATGTAGATAACCCAGCTAAGTGGGGTAATACAGATTGGGCAAAGAACAAACAAGCCTCTGCAGAAAAGTATGCAAAAGAAGGTGGTAAGTCAGCTCAAAAACTTTTGTCAGGTCCACAGACTGCATTTCTAGGTATCGACAATAAGAAACCTTTGTATCTCGATACTGAGTTTTT